CGGGAACTGATTCGTATTAATGGGCAATTAGATTGGAATAGGAGTTTGCAAGGGAGTTTGTGAGGCAAGAGCCGAATAACTCCGTTTATCTTGCCTCATCTTGTCTGCAACAGTTGACTACGCCGTAGTATGTTAGACTGGTAGTCCTTTTTTATATGTGTGGCTACCAACACATATCATCATTATATCATCAAATGTAATTCATCTCAACCCAATCTTTCTTTTTCTTGTGGATAACCCAGTATGGTACGAATCCATACCACAGAACTCCCGGGCGCGCCCGGTGCCCGAAACCAAAGACATATAATCCCCAGTTTAGTGAGGTTAAGGGAGTTTACTGGAGTTTGCATCAGCCCAGCAGCTGCACGAGGATCCAAATGACTGCAGCCCCAGCTGCAACCTTCACGGTTCCGAGTATTAAAATACCTATTAAATGCGCCATTTTCTTTCTCTTTCTTCCCATCTCTTCGTTTAAATACCATCTTTACCACCTGCTTCCTGGAAGGTCAACAGGTATTCAGGGTCCAGGCGTATTTATTTAAGGCCCGGGACACAAGCAAATCAGCCATTCTTATTTTCCAAAGCTCATCGCTCCACGGAAATCCCGGGCGCGCCCGGTGGGAACAATGAAGCTCGCACAAAACGGCAGAAAGCCTTATGTTTTTTAACGGGAGTTTGCGTCAGCGCGCAGCGCCCCCGGTGCCCAAATTATCCACAGGTTATCCACAATTTTTACTTATAGATAACCTATGGGAGTTTAGGAGTTTAATGCTCTTGAGGACTAAAGATGTTCTTTATACCTTGTGCAAAAGTTTGCTCTTGCTCCTCGGCTAACGCTTCAGCTCTCTTTTGATTGCGTGTCATAATGGGAACAACCCCATCATAATGATTCGCAATCCTATCTAATAATGCATTACTTTCTTCTATGCCATCAGCAATCCTATTGAGTGCTTGGCTTATTGTATCATCTACAACCATATTTTGCTCCATTTCTATTTATAAGAAATAGAGTACGGGCTTTTAACCATACAAACAGACCAAGTATACTTGCGCTTATAAATACTCTATTTCTACCCTTATTATAACATAAAGTTATCCACAATGCAACAACTCATTTGAACTTTTTTCCTGAAGAACTCCAGCTGCGCCCGGGACTTCCAGGGTCAGGATCCTGTATTATCATTTAAGGATTTTGGCTTCCCCTATGGAGTTTCGGAGTTTGAACTTGACACCAAAGAAGAAGACGCGCCGGGCGCCCAGCAGCTAGATCCACGGCCCATATAGTGAGGTTTAAGGGTTTTTGCAGGAGTTTGGGAGTTTAAGCCAATCTAGGTCCTCGAGCCTTCCCTCGTATAACCCGGGCACTTGGTCCACGGTGCTATGCCCTAGTTCCTTTGTTTTACACCCGTGAAACAGTTTAACCGTACCCTTGAGGGGTAGGTTAACTAAGATGTAAGAATGGGCTCCTGCTATCGCATGACGTGAATTCCAGGAAATTTGGAAGGGAGAGAGGTGTATTTTATTATTAGGTTGAACTATCTTTAATTCAACTGTGAAGAATCCTGTAACATTGTGAAATATTATGCAATCGGGAAAACCCGGTGTGACATATGATTCAAGGCGTGAAACAATATAGTCACCACCGTCTAATAATGTCTTTAAACTCTTCCAAAAGTTTGTTTCCGGTTTTACGGTCATACTTTGTCTTGTCTTTCACTATCCTCTGTTTGTATTTCGGTGATGTCTTCAGCTCCATCGCTACTGGATTTCTCTTCGACCGAAAGGACAGTTTGATTGCCTTCCTTTTTAAATTTTCCATCTAATCCTATTTCCTTTAACTTGTTTAAAACGTCCTCTCTAGACATACTGTCAATTGAACCCGTTCGAATTTCTTTTCTATCGATGTACAATCCCGCAGCTTGCCCTCGCAAGCGCTCAGCATTAACAGCAGCAGAATAAGACTTCTCATTAAGAGCCCTTTCACGCAGCCTAGCCAATTCCTGTACATGTTTATTTAGTTTAACCTCATGCGTCTTTTCCATCTCAGCACGTCGTGCGAGGATAGCTTCTACCACCTTAGGGTATCTTTTACCATTTAATAAAACAGATGCAGTTATACTCGCCGATCCTTCAGCATAACCAGCTTGCCTAGCACATTCAGTGGGTGTCATCCTACCTTCATTCTCTGTAAATATCTTAACAAAGATCTGTTGCTTGTCAGTCAATCCATCAGCCCTGAGTGGATGGTGTTTAGCTCCACCACTTCCAGGAACTCCTGGGCGTCCATGGCCCTTTTCACCTGGAATCCATTGCCTCTTTTTGACCACATTTGTGGCACCACTTGTGGCACCTTTCAATCGTTCATCTACCACTTGTAAACCCCTGGTATAGTTATATTTTTACTCATTTTGTTTTGTAAAAAACAAAAAAGCGCCTTGCGTCGTCTAGAGTAGTGACACATAGGTGCCACACAATAAATGATTGATTTATATAGCTTAATCAGTAAATGTGTCACTGTGGCACCAGTTTCATCCCCGGTACGTAAATAAAAAAAACTTTTGAGCAAATATATCACTATGGTGACCCCTTATAAAATGTAAATTGACCGATTTCTGCCATTTCCAAATCCTATCCATCCACGTGTCGCTAATCTATGCACATATGCATGCACATTACTCTTGGAGCGTACCCCCATCAGCTGCTTGATCTCCTCATAAGAGGGTGAATGTCCATTCTGTTGAATGAAGTCCTTGATGGCCTCAAACACCCATTTTTGCTTGGGTGTCAATCCTTCCTTCTTCGTGTTCTTTTTCATCGTCCATCCTAATCGCTTATCTAATATCTTCTTGTCCTTTTGCATTGGGGTGACCCCAATAATGCTTTCTTACTTGCCTAAACATCTCATTTTTACCCCATTCATTAATAGTCTCCTGGGTAATTGACTTATCCAATGTATCCTTAAGCTCCTCTTCCTGCTCATTGAGACCCAGTCTCTTTGGTGCATTTTTGCGAACATAAGTAGCTACTTTTGACCATGTAATTATTATATCACTCTTTTTAGGACGAAGATATCCTTTTTCGCGGTCCAGTCTAGGTAATTCCTCATCCTTATCAAAATTGTTCTTGATAAATTCCAGCACCTTCTCATCACCCTCAAACTGCTTGACTACCTTCTCGATAACCTTTTTATTTTGCCATAAGTTAATTTCGTACGTCTGCATGTCCCACACTCAAATATTCTATTTTCTTTACCCAACCACTGGGTATAGCTGTTACACCACCACCGCTGTTGTCATCCTTGTCCTTGCACCACGAGCGCATGATCACGACCTTCTCGTCATTATTCACCATCATCCAGCCAACCTCCATGCAGTTTGCAAGTGGGGCCTTGAGGATATCCTTGATATCCAGCCACCCCGTTTCCGTATCACGGGCATCAACCCAGTGAATACGCACCATAGGAACAGAATTAATATCCATTCTAGTTGTTGCGTGCGTCCCATCTTGTTTGTACACTTGCGTAGGTTTTTTGAATATGCCTTTCATCAAATCCTTCCAATGCTTTAACACGGTTTCGCTCCTCTACATCCTCCATCCATTCATCAATGATTCCAAGAACCATGTGAATGGGTAGCCCTTGCTCATACATGCGAATCATCCCTAGCTTGTCAACAAGCCAGTGGAATGCTTCATTGTTCTGCTCCCCTTCTATAAGAACAGCCTTAATCTCTTTTCTTACTTTTTCTAATTCTTTCATTTCTTATTTTCATTCCTCTCTGGACAGATTCCTTCTCAATTAAATGCATCATTTCTTGTCCCGGCCCACGGTGCATGCTCTCCCCCATGCGCACCAATGCGTCATAGTAGGGAATCTTTATCGCTACGCTTTTGTACTTCGTAGTATCAACCATTTGTATTGTCTATCTCTTCCTCAGTTATCTCATCTAAGGTAATTCTATATGTATATGGTTTACCTCTATATTTCCTTTTCATAACCAATGTGCAGTGAATTTTTCCTTCATCATAATTATGACTGGTTGGGCCATAAACATACATATGATCCATGTCTTTATTTTCTTGATACGCATTAATGGCATTTTCTATTCCAGAATATTTAAGATCTAACGTTCTATTATGTAGTGTTCTCATTCCAGCTTTAGTCATTTTAAATGATCCAACCTGTCCTGCCTGTGTTGTTATTTTTTTATCCATGCGTGGTCTGATTTTATTCATTCTTTCAACGTCCATGATCTCATCGCGGAAGTCACCGAACCTGTAATCAGGGTCGTAGATCTCCTCGACCATGAGAATTTTCTTTCCGTCCTTGTCAACTTTCTCACTCGTGCGCGCACGAATGAATGAATTTTTCTTCAATCGAATGAATGAATTTTTCTTCAATGATT